TCTGATGGCGTAGTGTTGTATTTGGTAACTGCGGCTACTTGGTCGGTAGCGGTCATTTTGTCCAAGCTCATGGGGGGCTCCTTATGCAATGCGAAGAATCGCGTTAGAACTGTTTGCAGTTGGAAACTGCACAGTAAGTGAAATGGTAGAAGTTTTGTCTGAACCAAAATCCAACACGCAAACAGTCGGATTACTTCCGCCCAATTTGTATATCAGAGCACCGCGTGCAGTTATCGCGCCGTTCCAAGTAACGTTGGAAAACGAAATGTACGTGACGTTATTAGACGACGTTGGCGTAACAGAAACCGGTAGAGCTATGCCACCTGCGCTGTAACCTGTAGCTACAACTTCGTTTAGGCTTGTGTAGACAGCCGTATCAGGCCCCAATGTAGCTGAGCCTGTATACAACTCAATCTTAAATGAATCGGTGGAAAAGTTATACGCACCGTTCGCTAAGCCGGTCTTAAAAGCATCGGTAGCGCCTTGTTGGAGAGCCATTAAGTCACCGCCTGTCTATACTGACCAGAACGATAAGCATCCTGACGCTCCATACCATCGCCCAGACGTTTAGCCAACGCAAGTGCTTCTTGATATTTGCCGTTGTACAGCGCCATCATGTCAGTCTCACCCTTCATGTAGGTGTAAGCCTCAACCAACGCTCCATACAAAAGCACTGAGTCAAAGTTATCACCAAGCCATGTAGTTCCCGCAGTCACAATAGACTCGGGGTAGAAATAGTAATGCAACTCAACGTTGTAATTTGCATTAGGTGTTGGGCCAAGTATGAATGACAGTTCTGCTGCATTTGTAGACTGCGGCCCAAACAGCGCGTAATACTTGGGGGTGTCGGTATCTGTTGGTAATGGATACGCTTGACGAATAAAGTTAACGTCTTTGTTCAACAAGTATTCGTACGTGCCATCCGCTTTAATAACTGCCATTGAGTACACAGCTAAAAAGTCGTTAGGGCAAGCAAGATACTTGTTGTTGGTAGACATCACACCCGTCACATTCTTGCGAATAGACGGGAATTGAACCGTGTTGTAAATACGCTGCTCAGCCTGCTGAACGAACACGGGTATCTCAGCGATAAAGTTCGCTTCGGTGTTCTCCGTGTACGCCTGAATGTTAGAGCTAAGCGCAGCGTAATTCATGCCATTGGGCCTCGAGACATCAGACCTTTAGTAGCCGCACCTGTACCGCGCATTTTAATGCCGCTGGTCTTAGTTGGCTTATAGCCTTGGCTACGAGAGTTAGCCACGTTAGTAGGCGTCTCCCGCAGATATTTAGCGTTGTCTTCTACACCAGCTTCTTGGATAGGGACAGGTTTAGGCTGACGGTAAATTTTTGTAGCCATGATTAACCTCCGCGACCAACAGAGCGTTGGTTCATCACTTTAGCCATGTTGCGGCCATACTTAAGCATGTCGCTGTTTGTCTTGCCACCAGCACGAAGTTTGGTTGGGGTCTTGCCGGGGTGCATGTTTTTCTCATGCTTACCAACAGCAGACTTAATCATCTTCTTGTCTTGGGCTAAATCTTTCTTGTCCATGTTCGACTCCTTATGTCGTTGTAACCGTAACTGTACCAACTTCCACGTTTAAAACCAAGTAGTTTGGTGTTAAACCATCATCAGGGCCACGTGCCCCACCAACGGGGTTCCACCCCCACTGAAAAACTCGACTACCCTGCTCTGGAAACCCATTAGCATCCGCTGCGGTGCTATTGGTATTTGTAAGCTGTAATCCACTCAAACCAGACTGATAATAACTCCGATCAGGGCGAGGATTCCTCAAGCCTTGTGGATCATCAACCGGGTACATACCTAGTTGCAACTGTGGCTGATCTGGATCCCAGCACTCAGGGCAAACCAACAAGTCATAGTTCTTTGTCTTGATGATCTCTTTACGCAATACTTTCAACTTGAACCGCTGATCGCAACGGTCGCACTGCGCAATCGCCCATTTGCCAGAAGCAAACCGATTACTCATCAGGTGCCCCCAATATACTGCTGACGAGGTACAAACCGCACAGCGGCCTTCTCTCGGTCTTCCGTAGCCGCTAATTCCCAAGCCTCATCGTATTGCTGTTTCAGTACAGGTAAGCGCTCAGCGCCACCGGCAACTTTCAACGCTAAGTAATACGACAGGCCAGCGGCCAAGCAAGGGATAAATCTAAATGGGATGTCCATCACGTTCACACCGCCACCAGCATCTTGGGTGCGGCGCAAGCGCCAGTAAACAAACGTGTACTGCTGGGCTGAATCTGGAGTTGGCCAAACTGTAATAGCCGGAACTTGCGCCCAGTACACAGTAGCTGCTGCAGTGTGGGCTGCGGCAATCGTATCTTGTTGGCCACGGAAGCAGTTGTAGAGCGTGCCGGACGTAGCGTTTGTGTTCTGCGTGATGTAGCCGTAATTGATGATCTCGTCATCAATCTTAATGAAACCAGTTGCTGGTAAACCTGTCACATCACTCAACACAATGGTCGTACTAGTAGACGTAATAGTTGTGGTTAGCGTAGCCGAAATAGGTGAGTTTTGACCGTTAAAGCGTTGAATCCAGACCTGAATTGGTCGGGCTTGTTGAATTTTATTGGGGATCGTAGCGTAGGTAGAAACACTAATACGCGTGATTGTTAAGTCAGCCTGCGTTGAAGCTACGTTAGCTTGCGTACGGATAACATGCTCAATCAAATCCACTGTGTCGTCTGGCAAAGCGTACGTGTTCTGGCCTTGTACCAGAGTGATCTCACCCTGCTCAATCGTCCACATATTGATGCCGCGATTGGCCCAATCTGCGAACATAATGTTCAAACTGCGGCGTGCAGTACGCAGGTCATAGCCAGTACGCAACTCGCCACCGGCGCGTTCAAACGCCTCCTCGACTAATTCATCGAGTTGGAGATTGAAGCTTGATGCGCCAGAAGTAATTGCCATTATCTAAACCCTGCTGTTTTCTTTGCGATCTTTTTTGGTTGGGCTACGAATTGTTTCCCGGCCTTTTTGCCCTTACGCTTCGCCAGCGTTGTTGCAGCGTACTCAGCAGGGCTGAGACTTTTGATCGCAGCGCTTGGAAGATATCTTTCACCCGTGTCAGAAGAGCGTTTGCCACTTTTGGTTCTCCATTTTTGGTCGCCCCAGTCCTTTAATGATTTCTGAGGCGCTTTCAATCTCGATACCCCCCGCCTGCTGCTTTATATTTCTTAGCAACAAGTTGAGCCTTACGTGCTGACCACTGCCCTGCACCTGTACCTTGCGTTGCTGCGGCTTTTACTTGGGACACAATCCGCTTGCGCAAACTAGGCTTTGTGTAATTGCCAGCAGCGTTTACTTTACCGCCATCAGCGTACTGAGTGAAGTCAGTGTCATCCCGGCGAGCCTTACGCTTTCCGCTTGGCATTTTGCTGGCGCGAATAGCGCCCATACCACGGGATGCCATCATAGTTACACCTCAATACATCTTGCAGTTGGTCTTACCTTTTGTGGCAATACCATCTGCTCGTTTAGAAGCTGAGCCAACTGAGCCACCATTTTTATAGGCGTTACCCATTTCGTCCACTCTAGGCATTTCTGTCTGTCGAGAGTTCATTTGTACTTCACGCATAAACTTTTTTGAGACGCCTTTGGGTTTAGCACTTAGAGGGGCTTCTTCAGTGTTACGCAATGACTTGGTGTAAGCTTTTTCGGCTTTAGCACGCATTTTTTCGTCGCGTACATCCTCAGGGGTTTTGTACTCAATATCAGCCATGATTAGCTCCTTAGCAGGACTTGCCGCCCATGTTCATCTTCTTCATACCGCCAGCTTTCATGCCCAGAGGCGTGCCGCCCTTCATGGAGATCATTGTGCCTTTTGACAAGCCCTTTGATTGGATGGCGTGCTCGCCCTTACCTTTGTTGCCGCCAGATTTAACAGCGCCCATTTTGGCTGTAGTGATACCGTTACCAGTACTACCACCTTTTTTCATGCCTTTACCATCACCAATAAACGCAGGCTTACCATTTTTCATAGGCATGCCACCGTCTGCGTATCCGCCCATGTTCATTTTCTTTGTAGCCATAATTCCACCTTCTTTCATAATTGACATCTTCCCATGAAGAGTCTTGGGTTTGTTGACTTTTTGAAGATCGGGGCGAGACGTATTAGTGTCTTTACCAAACTTCATTCCTTTACTAGCTCCACTAAACTCTTTTGCAACTTTTACAGGAACGCCCGCTGCTTTAGCAAAAGCTGGGTTGTGAGCCGCAGCGTCCATGATCTTCTTTTGTTTTTCACTCGTCGCTGGCATTTGAGCCTCTCTTGCGATTAGTTATTTCACGAACGGTGTCAGACTCCCAAATACGAAGGCCAAGATAAATGATTGTGAACAAAGAAGCCAAAGGCGGAAGCCACGTAGCCATAACGCCAACAGTTGTTAATACTGCTGCGCCATCTGCGACTGCTTTAGCTGTGTCATGCTGGGTCATACCATCCGCCCTTTTGTCTTGCCTTTTGTAGCGCAGCCATCAGCCGCAGTTACATAGCCGCCATCCGCGCAGTTCCACGCTCTCAAAGACTTATTAATCCGTGAATCCGGATCGTTGGCCGTCTTTGCACTGGTCAGCTTCTTTTTCATTCCACTCATCCTCGCACAGAAAGAGTCGCGCCGGGAGCCGCCTTCGGGCTGGGGCCGTTTCAAATTCATGCCTTGCGCTTTCGCAGAGGCTCGCCCTTTGGCGTTCAAGCCGCCCTCTGGGTTCTTCCCTTCCGCTCTCTGCCATGCTGGAGACTTAGCCATAGAAAATTGTCAATCCGGTTTGGTTAGCCAGTTGAGCGTAGATACCATTTCGGGCCAAAATACCTTCCCCGGGGATCAATACCGTCACAACATCTGAAGCAGTGTTGGTGTCATAAGATGCCAACCACCGAGTGCCTTGCGTAGCCGCTGTGCCAGCCGTTACCGTGCCAGAGTTGATGTCTGTAACGGTATATGTGTCTGCTGTCAGCACAGTAACAAGGTAGTTGCCATTAGTAGCTGCTCGGGTTGACACATCCAAACCAAAAGTAAGGCCAACAGCCTCCCCTGTAGAAAGGCCATGCGCCACGCGAGTTACAGTTACAGTATTGCCCGAACGCCCATAAGTAGCAGATACTGGGGCAGTTGTTGTGTCCCAGAAGTTAATTGTGCCCGCCGTAGCGGTACCCATAGAAATTAGACCTTTGAGGCGGTTACGCCCCACAACCATCTGCCCACTTACGTTTAAGTGCGCCGATAGAACGTCATATTGCATCGTCATATTAATCTCCTTTAAAACGGGGGCCTAAACCCCCCTAGATCAATTAAGACGCTTGGGTGAATGTGATACCAGTAGCAACAGCGCAGAAGCCTTTAGCGAACCAGCTAGTGCCATCACTAAACACAGTGACCGAGTCACCTGCAACTGCGGCTGCGCTCACGAAGGAAATGGTGTCATCAGCAGTGCCAGTGTCACCAGCATCGCCAGAAGCGGGGTAAGCCTGACCCTTGATGATGTTAGCGCTAGAGGCGGTAACAATCGTGTAGTTTGCGCCAGAAGGAGCAGCGCCAACAATAAATGTGTACACCAAACCAGCAGCAGGTGCGGGGAGAGTTGTAGCAAACTCAGTTGCAGAACTCAAAACAAATGTAGTGCCAGATTGGGCGGCAGTTACGGAGCCAGCGGCTGTGAGAGTGGTTACGGCAACAGTGCCAGTAACAGTACCGGTTAAGTTACCAATAAAGCCATTTGTGGACGTTACTGGGCCGGAGAAGGTGGTCGATGCCATGATGTATTCCTTACATACAAGTTAAGTGCATCAGTCTGTATGTCGTCAGCCGGGACTGTCTAATGCACCGGAAAACCCCGGATTACTGTGTTTATATCACGGTGCTTCTGTGTGTGCAACAAGTTTATTGGACTTCTTTAAATTTTCTTCTTGCGTAATAACGCGCAAATTCCACGGCACGTGCAGACCACAGACTACGGGGTTTATTAGTGGCACTATGTGATCTACAACGTATCGTTCGCCTGTAATTTTGGTAAGTTGCGTGGCCTGCTCATACAAATGCCGCATTGTTTGCTTTTGTGTTTTTGTAACCCAAGGTGGGGTTGCGTTACGGTGACGGCGCTTGCGTACATTGTTCAATGTTGTGTAGTACTCTGGAAACTTTTCTTTATGCCTACGTTTGTACTCTTGCTTTTCTTCTAAAGGTCGAGCGTTTGCGCGAGCTACTACGGCTTCTTTGTTTCGCTTGTAGTATTCCTGCTTAGCAGTTATGCCAGCTTCAGACTTGTTGTAGCCGCGAAAATACTCGGCACGTGTTTCTTTGCCTTTTGCCCATTCCACTTTCAAACACTCGACGCAGGCTCCCTTGGTTTTGCGCGCTGCAATGTGCCCATGTTTGCAAGGTTGTCCAGTGAAATAATACTTATTGCCGGTTTTCTTTGCTTCTTCGCGGGTCTTGGGTAGGTTTGTGGTATCCATGTTTAGCTCTTGTGTTACGACACAGGTAATATAGCACAAACATTTAAAAAATAAAAAAGGGCCCCAAAGGGCCCTCTTAGTAGTACTTTTGGTACTAGTTTCAGGTTGAACCTGAAGAACCAAACATACCCAGAGGGTCTGACCAGCCAAAGGAATAACGCTCACGAGCTTTGTAGCGAACGTTTCCAGTGTCAAAGTCTCCGTCCATTGAGTTTTGCAGCGGTGTACGAACGAAGTGCTTCAGACCGTTAGGCACGTCAGTGGTCAAGAACCAACCGTTTGTGTCTGTCAAGAAGTGATTGACAGTGTAACCTTCAGGGATTGCGCCCATTTGCTTCAACGCGTTGATATCGTTATCAGCAGTAGCTACACGCAACTCAGTGTCCAACAGGCGTTTAGCCGTGAACATCAAAGCTGGAGGAACAATCAACTTCTTAGGCTTAGCAGCGATCAGCAAACCACGCTCATCTGTCCAAGCGGCGATTTGAATAACGGCGGCTTCCAAAGAAGTCTCGTTCAAGTCAGCTTGTGTAGAAGGAGTGTTGCTGTTGACGCCACCAGAGATCAAGGGGTGAGCTGTGTTAAACAAAGACACGCCATCGCCACCGGGGTAGCTAGTGGAGAAGCCGTTGTTCAAGACTGCAGCAGCCTTAACTTGCTTGGTGTAAGCCATAGCACGAGCCAATGACTTGGTGTAACGAGCAGACAAGCTGTCGTACAAGTTATCTTCAATCGCTTCTTCAGTGATTGAGAAACCCAAGGCGATGGTTTCGTGTGTGTAGCGAGTTGACCATGCTTCTTGTGCATTGTCGTAAGCGATGGCTGAGCCCTCGTTCTTGA